GAATAGCCTAATGGCCGTAGGATTCGAAACATTCAACACGCGAGATAAGCAAAAGCCGCCGATGGTTTTGATACACGCCAAGCCAGGTGTTGGGAAAACGACTCTGGCGTCCGAGTTCCCAGCACCAATCCTTATCGACCTTGAGGGCGGCAGCGGCGATCTGCAAATGACCTCCGCGTCAGATGGCCCAATGACCAGCGTGCAGCAAGTTGAACAAGCAGTGGAAGCGCTTTGGTCCGCCGACCACGAGTTCCAAACCGTTATCGTTGACACGCTTGACTACCTTGAGCCGCTTGTTTGGGCGCGGGTTTGCGAGATCAATTCTTGGAAGTCGATCGAAGAACCCGGATACGGCAAGGGATACATTGCTTGCGATGCTGTTTGGGAAAAGCTGATGAAAGGCTTTCAGGCGTTGCGCGACAAGGGCATGACGATCGTGTTCCTTGCGCACACCGAGCCGAAGTCGTTCAGCAACCCTGCAGGTGACGATTACTCGCATTATCGCATTCGTCTGCACAAGCGCGCGATGGCGTTATTTGAAGACAAGGTAGATGTTATCGGCTTCCTTGACATGATCGTAAGCACGCAGGGTAGTGGCAGCTTTGGCGCAGCGAAAGCCAGTGGATCCGGCCAGCGTGTTTTGAACACCGCGCCACGCCCGCAGTGGATCGCGAAGTCTAGATTCAAAATGCCGGAGGCAATCATGATCAACGTCGGACAAGGCTACGACGCGCTTGCACCGTACCTGCCGGTTCACCGAGACAACGTAGAGAGGGCAGCGTGATGAGATATGCATCTTCAAGTTCTTCGAGTTCTTCGAGCACATCATCAGGAATTGGTTTTGTTGGATTGCTGACGATTCTGTTCATCGCCTTAAAACTTACCGATGTGATCGACTGGTCATGGTGGTGGGTATTATCTCCGATGATCGCAGCTACAACGCTAATTGTTGTAGTTCTTGCTGTAGCCTTAGCGATGTTGAGTAAATCGTGATCTGCTTCAAAGACATGACGTTCTGCAGCGCCGCGTGTTCGCGCGCGTCGTGCCATCGAAGATGGACGCAAGAACTTCAGCAGCAGGCGGAAGAGTGGATGGTTGATCCACCTATCGCGTTCTCAGACTTCAGTCCGGATTGCAGTCTCTACTGCCCCCCCCCGACTTGAAGCCGCATAACCACGCAGCCTGACCACCACGTCAGAAATCCCCAGCAGCTTATAGGAACAAACATGGCAAATCTTGGAAACACTTACGATGCGTCGCAAGGCGATGCGATGGACGATCGTTCCGTCATTCCGCCAGGCAAATACGCTCTGCTTATCGCGGCAAGCGACATCAAGGAAACGAAGAACGGCGCCGGCAAGTATATCGAGTTCGAACTTGCTGGATTCAACGGCGATATGGACGGCCGGAAACATTGGGTCCGACTGAACCTTTGGAACCAGAACGCCCAAGCGGTCGAGATCGCACAGAAGGAATTCACTTCCATCTGCCGCGCAGTTGGAAAGCTACAGGTTAGCGACACAACAGAGCTCCACGGCATTCCAATGTACGTCACGATCGGCGTTAAAAAGCGCAAAGATACCGGCGAAGAAGAGAACGTCATCAAGAAGTACGAGCCGTACCAGCAACAACCAGCAGGAGGCACAACGTCAGCGCCACCGGCAGGCACTACCGCTACCACCACAGCAGGTACGTCTGACCAGTCAACGCAATCTGGGCCGTGGTCCTAAGAAGTCATGGCGGGCTTTTGCCCGCCAACGCCAGGAGCGCGCGATGATCAGACCAGATCCAACATTCATTTCCCTGCACGAAGAAAGACAGGAGGAAATACGAGACGAAGCGCTGGCAGAGTTACAACGCGCGCGAGACTACGCGACCAGTGCGCTCGACTGCGTACACACTGCAAGCATGAAATACGGCATTCTGGATGATGCCGGACACGCTATCGAAGAAGCGATTGCGGAGATGGACCGAGAGGCAGGCGAGTAATGGTAGCTATACCCGAAATCCAGCGCACCACCGTCAACGCCATCTGGGACGCGCTCGAAAACGATCAGGAGAATTGGGACAGCTACGGAGTCTCAATCTCTCAGGCAAATGATCCATGCGCACGAAAGCTATGGTACGGGCTACGATGGTTACTGGAGCCAGAAAAGTTCCCCGGCCGTACGCTGGCGATCTTTGATAGCGGTAACTATCACGAGCAGAAAACCATCGATCAGCTACGACTTGCTGGACTAGAGGTTGTCGAGTTCGATCCGGACACCGGCAAGCAATTCAAGGTAGCACTGGCACGAGGTTTCTTGCGCGGCAAGATCGATGCTAAGGTTCGTGGGTTTGTAGAGGCGCCGAAGACTTGGCACATTGTCGAGATTAAGAGCGCGAAGAACACAGACTTTAACGCGGTTCGCAAGCACGGCGTACAGAAGGCCAAGCCAGAACACTACGGGCAGAATATCCTGTACATGCTGGCAGAGGGCGCGGAGCGCGGAGCGTACATCGTGACGTGCAAGAATACCGATGACAAAGAGATCCAGCGACTACGCCTTGAAGACGTGCGCGAGGATGCAGAGTTTATCGTGCGCCGCGTCGAAGAGATCGTAGACGCCGAAGAGCCGCCTGCGAAGCTTCAGGAAGATGGCGACAAGTTCCCGTGCGGATTCTGCAGGTTCAACGGGCTGTGCCACGGCGGCGAGTTTCCCAAGCGCCGAACATGCCGGACGTGCATCCACTTCACTTTCACGGAAGGTGGTAACGGGCATTGCGATCGATGGCACGCGCCGAAGACTCCGAATGAACAGAAGCTTGGCTGCGTGAACCACCTGTTTTTGCCCAGCATCATTCCCGCTGAGCAGACTGACGCGAACGCTGAATTGGAGACGATATCATACAAGCTGGTGGATGGAAGGACGTGGACGGATGGAGGTCGCGATGAGCAAGCGCACTAGCGGCATTGAGCCGAGACCGCGGGACTTCTGGCCCACGCCGCAAGATCCAATCGACAAACTAGTTCCACACTTGCGCTGCGTTCGTAGCTTCGATGAGCCTATGTGCGGCGACGGCGCGATTGTGCGTGGGCTTCAATCGCACGGAATTGAATGCACGCACTTAAGTGATATTGAGCCGACCGGCGAGGTTAAATGGCCGATCGCTGCAAAGATGTGCGTGTACGATATCGACAAGTGCGACGCGGATTGTTTCATCACGAACCCGCCTTGGCCGCACCGCTACCAGAAGGGCGAGCCAACGCTTGGATTCATCCGTCATTTGAGTGCCATCGCACCGACGTGGATGCTGTTGTCTGCGGACTTCATGCACAACGTCTACGCCGCAGAGGTAATGGACTACTGCGTCAAGATCGTCGCCGTTGGCCGTCCGTCGTGGATGCACAATGGCAGCGGCGGGATGGAAAACGCGGCGTGGTACCTGTTCGATCAGATGCATCGTGGCCGTCCGCAGTTCTTCGCGAGGGCGGCGTGATGAAAGCCACACACGAACAGTTGTTTAGAATTCGGACGTTGACATTTAATCCAAGCGTCTCATTCACAGAGGATGACCTCGCACTATTGCCGGGGCTGCATGACTGTCCTGAATGGGACGGACCTATATTTGAAGGCATGCCGGAATGGGATGCATGCACATGCGCGACGCGGACTAAACCATGATCCAGTTCCGCGATTACCAGGACGAATGCCACGCCGCGCTATGGTCATGGTTCGAACGTGGCGCCGGTTCCCCGCTTGTCGTCTTGCCGACAGGTAGCGGCAAGTCGTTTGTCGGCGCGCGCTGGATGATGGATGCGTACAAGAAGTTCCCGCGCACGCGGATTCTGATGGCGACGCATCAGCGCGAGTTGATCGAGCAAGACTACCGCGCGTTGATGACACTATGGCCGGAAGCGCCGGCAGGAATCTACAGTGCCGGACTGAATCGCAAGCAAACACACCAACCTATCATCTTCGCTGGCGTCCAGTCGATCTATCGTGTGATCGAGAAGTTCGACGCGTTCGATATGCTGATCGTGGACGAAGCCCATCTGATCAGCAAGAACGCCAGCACGATGTACGGCAAGCTGATCAGCGTGCTACGAGAGAAGAACCCGTCGCTGAAGATCATCGGGCTGACAGCAACGCCCTATCGGCTGGACAGCGGATCATTGCTGGACGGTGACATGTTCGACGGCATTGCGTTTAACTTGCCGGTTACGCGGCTAATCGAACAAGGTCACTTGTCGCCGCTGATATCGAAATCGCCAGGCGCGCAGATCGACATGACCGGCGCCAAGATACGCATGGGCGATTACGTCAAGGACGAAATGCAATCGCGCGCGGGCGCGGTCACACAAGAGGCCGTGCGCGAGATTGTAGATAAGGGTATCGACCGCAAGTCATGGCTGGCGTTCTGTGTGTCGGTCGAACACGCAACGGACGTATGCGATGAGATCAGATCACACGGCGTATCAGCCGCGGTTGTGACTGGAGACACGCCGAAGGACGTGCGCGACCGTCTGTTGTGCGAGTACAAGGCAGGCCACATTCGCGCGCTCTGCAACGTCAACGTGCTGACCACAGGATTCGACGCGCCGCAGACAGACTTGCTGGCGTTTCTTCGCCCGACGAAATCAACTGGCCTGTATGTGCAGATGGCGGGTCGCGGCATGCGCATCGCGCCAGGTAAAGAGAATTGTTTGGTTCTGGATTTTGCCGGAGTCGTTGATGAGCACGGACCGATCGATCTGATACCACTGATACCGGAAAAGAAAAAGAAGGGCGACCCACCCATGTCCAAGACTTGCCCGGAGTGCGGCGAGATCGTTGGACCACGTGCCAAGGAGTGCGGCGAGTGTGGGTACGAATTCGGCGAAGCAGATGGATTTGAACGGGGCGATCCTGATGACAAGATCAGCGCGAGCTCTGGCACGTCAGCCATTCTTGCGATGTACGAGGATGATGCGTGGGAAGATGTTCGCGACGTTTGCTACGTCCGACATCAGAAAGACGGAAGCCCAGACTCCATGCGCGTCGGATATCTTGTCGGCACGAAAGAAGTAAGTGAGTGGGTCTGCTTTGAACATAGTGGGCAGGCCAGATATTCCGCCGAACGATGGTGGGCAAGAAACGCAGTCGGTGCACCACCATCGACTGTAACCGAGGCGCTTGAACGGCGCGAAGATATTCACCACCCGGAGCAAGTCATTCTGGCGCGCGACGGAAAATACAAGCGGATCGCGAACGTGAAGCTCGCACCTGCACAACTGAAACTTGAAATCCCAGCAGCAAACTAGGACATCACATGACCGCATTTCATGCGCCAATCTCGGAGCAAATCTGGGATTCGAAGTACCGATTAAAGAAAGCCGATAGCACGCCGATCGATGTAGACGTCAATAGTACATTCTCACGAGTTGCATGGGCGCTTACGGAGCCAGAAAAAGAGCGCGAACACTGGTCGCAAGAATTTTACAACACCATGCAGGACTTCAAGTTCTTACCTGCTGGACGGATTATTGCTGGCGCCGGTACCGGACGTGATGTGACGCTTTTCAACTGCTTCGTTATGGGCACCATCCCTGACAGCATGGGCGGCATTTTCGAGATGCTGAGGGAAGCGGCGCTGACCATGCAGCAAGGCGGCGGTATCGGTTACGACTTCAGCACGATCCGCCCGAAGGGCGCGCCAGTCAAAGGAGTTTCTGCTGACGCGTCTGGCCCACTGACATTCATGGACGTGTGGGATTCGATGTGCCGCACGGTCATGTCAGCAGGATCCCGGCGTGGTGCGATGATGGCGACGATGCGTTGCGATCACCCTGACATTCTAGATTTCATTCGCGCGAAGAAGGACAGCGCACGACTGCGAATGTTCAATCTGTCTGTGCTGGTGACGGACGAATTCATGGAAGCGGTAGAAGATGGTGCTGAATGGCCGTTGATATTTGAAAGCAGTTGCTATGACGTAATTTCCGCCCGCGATCTTTGGGACGCAATCATGCGCGCGACTTACGACGCCGCAGAACCAGGCGTGATCTTCATCGACCGGATCAACCAGCAGAACAACCTGCATTACTGCGAGACGATCAGTGCTACGAATCCCTGCGGTGAACAGCCCTTGCCGCCCTACGGCGCGTGCCTGCTGGGGTCGATCAATCTCGCTGCGCTGATTGAGAATCCATATTTAGCGAATGCTAAAATAAGCCTTGATCTTGAGCAGACTGTCAAGACAGCCGTGCGTATGCTGGACAACGTGAACGACATTTCCAATTTTCCACTGGACGCGCAGCGTTCCGAGGCAGAATGCAAACGCCGCATCGGGCTTGGCGTGACCGGGCTCGCAGATGCGTTGCTGATGATGGGAATCAAGTACGGTAGCGAGGGGGCGGTCACCGCAACCGAATCATGTATGCAGGCAATCCAGCAAGCAGCATATGAGGCATCCGTTGAATTGGCACGGGAGAAGGGATCTTTCCCAATGCTCGCGGATGAATATTGGGAAAGCGAGCACATCCAGACTCTTCCGACTTATCTGCAAGATTCAATTGACGCCCACGGAATCCGCAACTCCCACCTGACCAGCATCGCACCTACCGGCACTATCAGCCTACTTGCAGGCAACGTGTCGTCTGGTATCGAACCGATCTTCGCACCGGAGTACACGCGCAAGGTTCTCGAAAAAGACGGATCGAAGCGCGAAGAAGTCGTGATGGACTACGCCGTAAAGATCTGGCGTGACATGGGTAACGAGGGCTTCCCGCCCGCGATGGTCACTGCCCAGGATTTGCCGCCCGAAGCGCACGTCAAGATGCAGGCCGCGTGCCAGAAGTACGTCGACTCCAGCATTTCGAAGACGATCAACCTGCCAAAAGACATCAGCTTCGAAGACTTCAAGGGCGTCTATCAGATGGCCTACGACATGGGCTGCAAAGGCTGCACCACCTACCGACCCAACGACATCACCGGATCCGTGTTGAGCGTCGAGGAAAGCGAGCCACACACCGAGGAAGTACAATCTCTCATTGATGTTGCGCTGACGCCGGAGTTGACCGAGCGGCCAGAGACCCTGACCGGCACGACGTACAAGCTGAAATGGCCCAGCGACGCACACGCGTACTACGTGACGATCAACGACAACCCCGATGGCAAGCCGTTCGAGATTTTCATTCAGACAAAGAACACCGAGCACCATGCATGGACGGTGGCTCTGACACGCATGATCAGCGCAGTGTTCCGGCGCGGCGGCGACGTGTCATTCGTGGCGGAAGAGCTCAAGGAAGTATTCGACCCGCGCGGCGGTGAGTGGCTGAACAAGAAAGTCGTGCCGTCCGTTCTCGCTGCGATCGGCGGGATAATTGAGCGTCATATGCACCGAAGTGAGCCTGATTCCAAAGAGCCAGTTGCATATGATCCACACAAGCAGCCGCGATCACCAGCCTGTCCAGAGTGTGGCAGCACCAACACACAGAGCGGCACAGGCTGTATGACGTGCATGGACTGCGGCTATAGCAAGTGTGGGTGACATCATGATCGAGAAATCAGGCCGCTACTACACGCGCGAAGGCCACGAAGCGCGCATCTACTTCGTCCACCACGATCAGGAGTACCCGGTTCACGGCGCCGTTCTGATCAGCAAGGGATGGATGCCAATGGGCTGGACGATCGACGGAAAGTGCAACGCCAACGCACCGTTCCGTGCAATGGATCTGGTGGAAGCGCAGCCAGATCGAACGCCGGGTTCGCCTATGTCAATGCGTGAATCGATAGCCGCGTGATCCAATCAAAACTGCCCTGCCACGTTTGTCGTCGGCAGGGCAACGGCATCGCCCACACAACACGCGCGTTCGGAGAAAACACCGTGCGCGCGGCGTGTTCAATGAATCATTCGGAGATGATCATGTCGCTTGATCGAAGCGGAATTACGTTGAATCTTGATGAGCAACGCGCGTTGGAAAAGGGCGGTAAGAACGGCGGCGCGTATCTCGAAAGCCTTGGCAAGACCGATCTACGCAAGCTGACAAAGCCAGAGTACATGAAATTCTTGACGGCTGTTCTTGCTGGATATTGCGCTGACCTTAGCGCGCAAGCGGATGAGATTCCGTTTTGAGCGCATATGCAGACACAGCCGATGCGCTCCGTGACAACGGATACCACGTTCTGCCAATCATGCCGGGTTCGAAAGTCCCCGGCATCAAGGGCGCGTTCGGGTGGCGTGCAATGCCGTCGTGGTCGAAGTTCTGCGAGCACATGCCAGGCGAAGGTCACCACCAATCGTGGTCCGAGATGGATGGCGCCGGCATCTGCGTTGCGCACAGTCTCGATTGCTGCTGCGTTGACATTGATACAGACGATAAGGAGTTTGCAGATGCCATCTTCGAAGCAATCGGGCCAAGTCCAGTCAAGCGCCGAGGCAGCAAGGGATGCGCCGCTTACTACCGAGGAAATGAAGCGCTTGATGAAAGAGGCGCGCGCGTCACTTGGTACATCGATGAAAAGCCCTGCCTCGATTTACTTCTACCTGGGTCGCAATCGGTACTGCCACCTACCAGACATCCGAACGGGGAATTGTACGTGTGGACAACCCCCGACACGCTTGCCGAATTTACCCCAGACGAATTACCCGAACTACCGGACGACACCGTTGATCGAATTGACGCCGCCCTTGAGCGCTTCGGAGCAACACGCAAGAAACCCGGAAAGCAAGTATCAAGGCCAGACCATGACGTCCACATGGCTGGAGGAGGAGGGTACACTAGAACTCTCAACGATCGAGCGATTTCGGACTTGGGGGGCTGGTTTGAAAGCCTTGATCTACCGGGCACGCGCGAGCGCGGTAACGGTAATTGGGAAGCTATACCCGTCTGGCGTCAAAGCAACTCAGGACGACCAACACACGAGCGCAACGCGAACCTGAGAGCAAGCGCCCGTGGCATTGTAGATTTCGGCATGGACGTTGGGTACACGCCGGTTAATCTCGTGATCGCAGCACTTGGGTTGAGTGACGCAGATGCTATTTCGTGGCTGAAAGAGCGGTTCCCGGATCCAGACGATGGGTTGCCAGAAGTCAATGTGGACTACGATCTTATACTGAATCAGCTTGAGGCGGCAAACATTGCGAAGAGAGACGCTGAACGTGCTCTTGAAGAAGAGCGTGCGTTGCGCATCGAGGCCGAACGCGAGACCGCGCCACCAGCGACAGGGTATCTCGAATTGCCGATTTTCGACGGCGAGTTTCGATCAGGACGAACAACAAGCCAGATGGCCGTTCCGTCCCACGAACAGTTCTCGGAAATGATGAACCCGGAAATGGATTTCCCAATCCGGTCGCTCGATAATTTGACCGGGTTGCTTGGCGAGTTATGCCAATACATTGATCAAGCTGTCACGCGCCGAACGGACCTTGGGTCACTTGCCGCGGCTCTTCCAGTGATCGCAGCCATGACGCCGCAGTACACGTCTCCTACCGGTCTGCGCACGAACGTATATACCGTGTCGCTTGCGCAATCCGGCGCCGGTAAGACGCAGCTACGTAATGTCGTGACGGACATGCTTGGCTTAGCTGGCGTCGATCAGTTCGTCGGGCACAACGATTTCACGTCGTCGGCGGCGTTGATCAAGTCGTTGCAGGGTATGGGGCAGAATGCCAAGGTTTCGATGATTGATGAATTCGGCCACATGCTGCAGAGGCTATCGAACGCGAAGGCCGCGAACCACGAGCGCGATCTAATCCGCGCGCTGACAGAGTTGTTCAGTGCATCCGGCCGTAAGTTCAAGGGCAAGGCGTACGCCACACAAGACGCGCTTGAGGTCGACAGCCCGCACTTCTGCCTGTTCGGCATGGCAACGCCAGGTCAGTTCTTCGAGGCGTTCGGTTCAGGCGGATTGGACGACGGTAGCTTTGCGCGGTACATCATCATTCCAGCAGGCGAGTCGTACTTGCAGTCACCAAACGACTCGCTCTTAGAATCCGTCGCCGAACGAGTCTCTGACCTTGCGAAGATGCGCCAAGGTATCCCATCCGACATCCCCGTGGCGTTTGCTGTGCCGGCATGGTCAAGATGGACGACGTTGCGCGACCAGGCGGAAGCGTTCGCAATATATTGCGAAGAGAACGGCGTGCGAGGCGGTGCTCCGATCATGCGCCGCGTTGCCGAGCAAGCCATGAAGATCGCCATGATTGTCGCGATCGGAAACGACTGGAGATCGCCCAGCGTATCGGAGCGCGATCTGAACATCGGGCATGCCATCGCTTGGTACTGCGCAGCCGTGATGATCGGTCAGTCATCGTCTATCGTGGACAACGAGCACGAGGGCAACAAGGTTAAGATCAAGCAGTACATGCAAGATCAAAAGGGCGCGACGAAAACCCAGATCACGCGCAAGTTTCGCAATCTCAGAGCACGCGATGTTCGTGAGATGATTTCGGATCTGATAGAAGGCGGGGAGGCCGTTGAGGCACAAAGTAAATCTGATAAGGGCTATGCTGTTTCGATTTACTACGCACGATAGCGATACCCCAGAATCAAAAAAAACTACGGCGGGCCCGAAAGCCCGCCGTTTTTGTTTGTAGAATAGTGATCAGATCATCAAACGATACACAGGTTTTCCAAGTTCCAGCGCAGTACGGCACTCTTGCGCCACGCCGACTGACGTATCCCATCCATCCATTGGTGCGATCAAAACGCCATGCGCTGCATGCAGCAACGGAATATCGACTGGCATCCAGATTTCGTGGTCGCGCAAGTCAATGTGCCTGATGGTTT